GATAAAATATCAAACAAGAACATTAAAAATAGGTAATTTAGTTATTTCGAGAGGGCTTGGGTTAAAATCTTTAAAATCATAAACTCCCATTTTTTTTAAGTTCCAGCGAATATGTAAAGCACAATGTCTTTTTTGTTGTGAGTTTTGTATTTTTAATATTTTTGCTTTTAACCAGTTTGGCAATAATTTTTCTAAATACTCTATACCAAGTGGTAAAGATAAATAGCCGTAAATTTTATTAACTTGATTTTTAGCATCAGTAATACCATTTTCTATTTGTTGTGCCGTAAGCGGTTGTTTAAGGCTTAACAAAGCAATTTTATCTTGCTTTAAAAAATAATCATCAAAAGTCCAAAATACATTTTCTTTTTCTATATTTTGCCAGTGATATATAACGACATCCCTATATTGCCCGCCCTGAAAATTTTGTTCGCTTACTTTAAAACTAATTTTATTTACATCTCTTTTAACTTCATAACAAATTGCCACATGTTGCGGAGCTTCTTTATCACCTTTTTCTTTTGAAAAAAACGGAATTAATTGTAAATACCAAGCTTTTCTATAAAAAGCCAAACAATCGCCGTCTTTTAAATTATAAAATAAATTTTCTAAATTAGTTTTCATTTTTTATTTTTTTAAATTTTTTTTCAAAAATAGTTGCACCTATTAAGCCACCGCCAGTATAAAGCAATGAACTTAATAAACTAACTAAATTTTCGTCTAAACTTTTATCAAAATGTAGCTTCATAAATACGGAATAAGCGATTAAAAAACCAGCCTCTGTTATCATTAAAAAACCAATTAATCTTTTACTCGAAACAGTGCCTTTTGGGCTTAAAAAAGTTAATTTAAATAATTTGTAAAATTTTAACAATAGCTTTAACATTTTTTATTGTCAATTAAAATATTTTTCATTTTATTTTTAATTAAGCAGTATAACTTCCATTTGCTGTAAATCTAATTACAGTATCACTACCGACCGTTGTTACGGTTGGCGATCCAGTTACAGTGCCAGTATAATTTGCTGTCGGCAATCTAATAATGGCGACACCAGAACCGCCACTTAAACCAGTTTGAGTTCCCGGGCCAGCTCCACCACCGCCTCCGCCTAATCCATTTGTTCCAGCTTGAGCGGCAGTTCCTGATTGACCTCCATTTCCACCTCCACTGGATCCAACTCCAGCAGTTCCATTTACTGTTACACCACCACCACCACCGCCACCATAACTAATATTAGAACCAGTTATATCACTAGTAATGCCAATTCCACCATAACCACCGTATTGATTAGTTCCAGAATGTCCTATGCCACCAGCTCCACCACCACCTCCACCAGCTGAATTTGCATTAATATCACTACCAATATTCCAAGTAGTGCCAGCCCCACCAGCAAAACCTTGTCCGCTAATAATTGGTTGAGAACCTGCCGACCAAAGCCTAGAAGTGACATTTGTAGTCGTGCCACCACCACCACCGCCAGTCGCTCCTCTTGTTGCTGGCCCAGCATCCCTACCACTACCACCGCCTCCGCCAATTGCAGTTAAACCTAAGCCAATTGTGCTTACGCCAACCGAACCTCCAATAGATCCAGTAGACCCCGCGCCACCACCACCAATTGTAAATGAATATACTGTGCCCACTGTCAAAGTAGTTTTGCCAGTTAATACTCCGCCACCACCTCCGCCACCGCCACCATTAATTCCGCTACCACCGCCTCCGCCAACTAGTAAATATGAAGCATTAACTTTGCCTGCATTTGGACTAGATGCAACAGTAACTCTTCCTTTGCTATCAACAGTAATTGTAGCATTAGTATAAGTTCCAGCAGTAACTCCACTATTAGCAAGAGTTGTTGTAATTGCAGTTTTGCCTGAACCAGCAACATCTCCACTTAATGTAATTGTTTGGTTTGCAGTTAAATAAGTTGAGTTATCATAACTTATTACAGTTCCGTTAGCCTTGACAAAACCAGTTCCACTTAATAAAGGTTGACCTCCCAAACCAGCAAGTGTGTAATTAGGTATATTTAAAACATTAGAAACAAAACTAGATGCCCCACTATTTCCAGTTGTGGTTAAACTAATTGCATTTTGTTTATTATTAAAAATGTTCCAATCAACACTAGATAAAAAACCGTTTGTTGTAGTATTAGATTGATTAATACTAAAAAGACCAGTAGTATTATTGTAACTTAATGGACTTGTTGCAGATAAGCTTGATAATGTTAAATAATTAGCAGTCCAGTTAACCCAATTTGTGCCGTTGTATTGTAATAATTGATTTGTAGTTGGAGATGTAATTGTTACATCGCTTAACAAATTTAATGAATAATCACCTTCAGTTGCTACTACTGCGCCAGTTCTACCAAAAACCGAAGTGACAGTTCCACCAGTTAAATCACTCCAATTAGCAGTTAATGTTGTGCCATCTTGCTTTGTTAATGTAATGGTTTTTGTTGATGTCCCAGTGACCGATAATGCAGTAGGACTTCTATTGTATGCAGTATTAAAAGTGTTCCAATCTGTATTAGATAAAGCTCCAGACAGTAAAGAAGTTGCAGTTTGTATGCCAATAGATATTGCAGAACTACCATTAAAAGAACCACCAGTTAATGGCGATGCTATCGTTAAAGCATTTGGTGTATTAGCTGTAATTGTAATATTAGCTGAACCATTGAAAGCAACTCCATTAATATTTCTAAAAGTTTGTAAAGTAGTTGCAGTAGTAGAATTACCGCTTAATTCACCAGTTATTGTTCCAGCACTAAAATTACCGCTTGCATCTCTACTTACTATTGCATTGGCTGTATTTAAATTTGTTGCAGTTGTTGCCGAGTTATTTACTTTACCAACAGCTGTAATTGTATTTAATTTACCATTGGCAATAGAGCCAGCTAGCATTGCATTTGTAACCGTTGCGGTATCGCCAGTAGTGATAATAGTTCCATCAACATTTGGCAAAGAATAAGTTCTAGTTGTTGCTGTTGCTATATTAGATAGTTGAAATTGTGCTTTTTTAGTATTATCTAAATCATTTTGAAAAAATGTTGTATCGTCAGTAAAAGTTTTATTTGTTAATGTTTGTGTATTGGTTAATGTAACTCCATCAGTAATACCATAACCACTAATAGTTGTTGGTTTGCTTGCAATACTACTAAATAAAGGTGCGATTGTAACGGCTGTTCCAGTGTTTGTAATTCTACCTTTTGCATCAATAGTTAATGGGTTTATTGTAGTTGCATTTTGATATGTTCCAGCAACAACACCACTATTAGCTAACATATTACCACTAACCGTGCCTGTGTCACCACTCCCAATTAAATTGCCACTTGTAGTAGGTAAAGTAAAAGTAGTAGTTCCAGCCACTGCAGGGGCTTGTAAAGTAGCTGTGCCACTTGTTGCACCAGCAAACTGAACACTAACAAGTCCAGTCAATGCTTGATTGCCACTTGCTCTATTTAAAGCAATTGCAGTTGTGCCAACATAAACAGTTGATGCACCTAAAACACCACTAGGTATAGTGCCAGTTAATTTATTAGCACCTAAACTTGTAATCCAAGTAGGGTCTGCATAAGCACCACTTGTTGTAATATATCTGTTATCTAAATCAATACTTGAAAAACTTGTGATATGCCCAAAATCGTCAAGGTTTGCAGATTGTATAACATTTCCGCCAGTATTTACTATATTAATTTGTGTTGAAGTATCCCCGTGAGAAATGGCTCTATTCATAGACAAATCACCTCCACCAGTTAAGCCATTTGAACCAGTTATTAATATTGTTTTATCGGCTTTTGCAACATTTATATCATCTAAATTTACTTTATATAACAAATCCCAAGTTGTGCCATTACTTATATAAACACCTGCATATTTTCTGTTAATTAAGTAGATGCCAGTAGTATTATTGACAAACCATTTTTCGTTAGTTTGTTGTGAAGCTGGCGGTAAATCAGCATAAGTATTTACACTTGACGGTTTATCCCCGCCTTGAAAAAAAGATATTAGTTCTAATAATTCTTTTCTTGTTACTGGCTCTCTATCAAATTGAGTAATCATACATTATATTCGGTAATAATTAATGGAATGTTAGTCAAATTATCAGTATTTTCTAATGTTATTATTGCTTTTTTAGTTAAACCATCAAAAGTCAAAATTCTTCCGCTAATAGATACTTGATTTGTTGCTAAACTAGTAAATTGAGGGTAAAGTTCAAAAGGAGAAATGTTGCCATTTACATATTCTGCATAAATTTTTATTCTATTGCCGTTCCAGTTAGAAATAATATTATCTATTAATTGAAATAAATATTTACCACTTGGCAATTCCCATAAACCATTAACTGTTGTTACAACAGGAGTGCCTGATATAATTTGTAAATTTATGTTATCTTGAACTGCCGACAAAACAACAGTTGCTTCAAGGACAGTATTGCTAACGGCTTCAAAAATTTTAGTGCCATTAAAAATATCATTATTATTTACATAATCAACAACATCAAGTCCAGTAATATTTATTTTGCAATAAGTATTAAGTGCAATAAGATGATCGCACTCTATTTGTAAAGTTAAAATTTTACCTTCGGTTTTATACTTTACTACCGCTCCATTAATAACTCTATTGTTTGTAAGTGTAGTTGATAGCATATTTAATAATTTACAATAATGTTATTAATATCTTCAATGGTTGTTGCATTTATAACTAATTTTTTAAAATTAGTTTCTTTTTCATATATCGCTTCTAAATGCTCTTTAAGAAATTTGCAAAATTCAGCAGCTTTTATTTTATCAAAATATACCCAAGTTACATCATCAGCAAGTCGCCACTTAAATTTAAATTCATCATCACGGCAAGCTTCCGCATAGCAGACACTACTTGACTGTGTAATATCTATTGAGCAGGGAAACAATTTGCCGTCAAACTCAATATTTTCGTTTAATGCTTCATATTTTTTTGTTTTTATTTCGGTAAACTTAACTGTTTTAGCAATTTCCATAGCAATTTCCATTTCATAAATCATTAATTGTTCTTTAGAAAAAGACGGTTTAACAATAGAAAAATTCCATTTATCAATATAAACCCCTTCGCCGTCATTGCGCAAAGTGTAATCTACACCATTTTTGCCAGTTAAATTATTTTGTTTTAAATAATTTTGTATTAAACTTTCCATTAGTAATTTACAATTATATTGTTAATATCGTCAATAGTTGTGGCATTATTTAAAGCTATAATAAAAGCAGTTTCTTTTTGATAAGCATTAGAACTATCATTTAAAAAAGCAGTTGCCAAACCAGTTGCTTTTGTAGTATCTAAACTAACCCAAGTTATATCATCAGCAAGTCGCCATTCAATAGGGAATGTGCCTAAATTAAATCTAGTGCAAAATAAAGTTCTAGCATTTTCTGTGCCTTTATAAACTTTACCATCAAAAGTAATGTTTATGTTTAAAGCCTCATCTCTTTTTGCTTTTATTTCGGCAAGTTTAGATTGTTTGGCTTTTTCAAAAAGATAAGCTGTTATTTGTTGCTCGGTTGCAGGTTGCCAACCAATAAAGCTAGTGCCTACTTCATTTTCGTTTTGAAACTCGATAATTCTAGAGTTGTCAGGAGATTTTAAATAAATTTTCATAGTAGTAGTTATTATAAGTTATTATCAATATAGCCAAAAGTATGCAATGTAGCATTACTTACAGGTGCTGTAAAATTAAAAGATACATCAACTTGTCCTAGATTATTTACACCAGTTCCAGTGTATGCAATAGAACTTCTAACCATAGCAATAATGTTATTTTGTTTTGGGACACTTAATGTATAAGTAGAATAAACACCGCTAGTAGGGGTTGGGCTAGCATCTAATATTTCAGGGAAGTAAAAATAATTATCTACTTGTTTAAAAGCAATAATATTACCACTGCTATTTGTTAAAATCGATCCAATATACTTAAGTTTTGTAAAACCACTCGGTAAAGTAGGTGATGTAGCACTTGCAGAAAATAAAAAGTCGCTTGCTTGTGTTGTAGGGTTGTATATAGTATAGCAATAATACCAAGTAGAATTTGCTTTTGTGCCAGTATCTAAACCGCCTTGATTAGTGCCAGCAGTCCAGTTAGCATCAAGTCTTTTTGTCATTGCAGGCACATAGGCTTGCCCAGAAAAATCACTAAAAACAAAATTACCACCAGAAAAATCTATATCGTTATTGGGGTCGCTTGTATTGTTGGCAATAGTTATTTTTTGTGGTAAATAAGATATACCTTGAATTGCGTTTGTGGCAGGATTAACATTTTCTACTTTAATAAAGTTAGTGCCATCATATCTAAAAACAACATCACGAGTAGTTAAAATATCACCAGTTGCAACATCAGTTCCATCGGCTTTTTTAAGATTTTTCACACCAGCACTATTGACATTGACTGTTGAAGCTCCACTATTGGCATTGCCAGCACGAAAGCGAATAATCATTCCATTAAAATAACCTTCGCCAGCTCCACTTGATACAGGAGACTTAAAAGGCGAAACTGGGCTTAATACATAAGCATTGGCAGTCCCGCTATCAGTAAAGAATTGACCTCCACTAGAATATCTTGCAGAACCAATACCAAGTTGTTCTAAATTAGAAGTAGATGGAGTTTGACCAGAGCTAATAACAAAATTATCAACATCGGCAAGCTGGTTCCATTCGCTAGCCCCTACTGTGTTGCCATCTATTTTTGATGTGTTAAAATCAGACATAGTTTTTTAAATTAAAATTATAAAGCATTAGAATACCTAAAAAATAATTGAGTATTTGCTGGTTTAAGCTTGTTAAACAAGCAATCTAAAATTGCTGGTTGTTGAGATGTTAAAGTAAAGGGAAATGTTAAAGCAAAACTAATACCAGCAAGTTTTAACAAAACATTTAATCTTCTTTGTTCTATCGTTGAAGCTACTGGAATGCAATTGTCAGGGATACCTACGAACCGTTCCCACTCTTCAATCATTTTAGTTGTTGTTTTTGGGTTGTATTCGTTATAAACTTCGTTTATTTTACTTCTAAAATTTAACCATTCACTAGCCAAGCCTAGCAATATTTTTCTTAATGTTGAGCCTTCCCTATTTTTAGCTTCGTGCAGGTTATCATCTCTTAAATATTGTGCTAAAATATCGGCTTGTTGTGTTTGTGTTCTTTCTTTAAGCATTATGGATAAGTTATAGTTCCTAGGGTTGCTAATTGTGAATCGCTAACTACTGTTGTGCTTGATGGTGCCGATAATGTAAAAGTTGGCGAGTTGCCGTCTTCATCAATAACACCATAAATTAAAGCATTAATTTCGTTTAATGTAATATCACCGCCGACATTGATTGACGGACTTTTAAAATAATCGGTAAGGGTTGTTGTAATTGCAGTTTTCATAGCCACAGTGTTGGGGCTTAATGTTGCGAATGTTATTGCAATTGGCACGGCATTTGGTGCAGATACTACAACATAATTATCGGGAGTATTTGCAGGTTTAATTCCGTTATCAACATCAATGATTGCATTTTTAACAGCATTTACTTGTGAGGCTGTTGGGATTATATTTGTATCATTATCACGAGTAAAGTAAATAGTTACATAACCAGCAGATGGTGTTGCAGTTTGAACCCAAACCCTAGTAATACCAGCAATTCTTTCTTTTATAAATACTGGCAATCCAGAAGCTGTAAAAGGTGCAGTAAAATTAGAACATCTTTCATTTAATCTACTTCTTAACTCATCATCTGTTTCGGCATCTAAACCAAGTGCCAAGCCATCATAACTTAAATAGCAACTATCATTGACATCGACTATTGGACTGATTAAAGATAATTGTGAACCGCCAGCAGAATTGCCATTTACTCCATAATCAAGGGCTTTTATAAAAACAAATGCAGAAGTAAAACTTGCAGTTATTGTGCCAGTGGCAGGACTTGCAGGTGATCCGCTTATTGTATAAGTAAATTGAGTGTTTGAAATAACATTAATTGTTGCAGTAATATTATATTCGCTTTGAGAAGCTCCAGCGATGGTAACAGATACACCAGTTGCTAAATTATGATTAGCGGTAGTTGTTGCCGTTGCAGTGCTTCCACTTCTAGTTAATGTTGTTATACCTATTGTTTGAGCTGATATTGTTGCACTCGCTTGTGTTTCATATTGTGTGCCGTCGGCTTTTTGAATTGCTGTTGCATTAGGAATTGTTGTTGAAGCAACCCCAGTAAAGACAACATAACCTTCGGCTTTTACTGGATCTTTTCTAGTAATACCAAACCAAGAAGCCCATAATTCTAAATACTCATCGGTTGCAGTTTGTGGGAACAGTTGTTTTAAAACTTCTTTTACATTATCGTTATTCTCATCAAAACCAGCCGACATTGACTTAACCAAACCAAGAGCAAAAGAATTTCTAATATTAGGATCTATTTGCTTTGATGCATCGAGCTGTCCTGCATTTACGGCAAGAATTAAGGCATTTGTAAGTCTTTCTTGAATTTGTGATATTGTTGAGAACTCAATTGCCATTTATAAATTTAAAAAAAGATTATAATATTTACTATTGACTTGCAATTTATTTATTAAATCTACTTCAATATTAACTTTTGTATCTTGCTTACTGGCTTTAACATTTATTTTACTAATTATGCTATCGTCAATCATCCATTTTAAGCCGTCTTTTACTGATGTTTCAATCATTGTTAGATTAGATTGAGTTTGTTTGGCTTGTGTTGTATATAGCCACAGTAAAGAGCCTACTTCGTAGCCAGCAACACGATTAAAAGCATTGGTAAAGTGCCCTCTTCTTAATGTTGGTTCGCTTACTTTGTCGCTTCTTCTTTCACAAAAAACAGACATATAAAGGGCAGTGTCTAGACTGTCGGTTTTGGCAATATCGCCGTTTTCAATATCTAGATCCCAATAATCTTTTTTTTGTGTGAGTTTAAAATCTATTGCCATTTTTATTTTAAAAGTTTATACTACTAAGATAAAATATTCTATTAAAATAGCATTAAAAAAAACTATGATTATAAAAGGCTATATCACAAAAACTGATGGCACTTATGCTACGGTTGTTTCAATGTATAACGAAGTCTACGACGATGTATTGTTGCTATATCCTTACGGCTCGCAATCAAAAGTTAAGCCGACAGATACGGCACTTGTTTTATTGTTTGGTTGCAATGGTAGTAAAACAAATCTATTCGGCATACCTTACGAAGTAGCTACACAATCAATTCTTGAAGAGGGCGATAGCGAATTAAAAAACAGAGTTTCTAACAACGGCTTTAAAGCAGGTAATATTAAAAATACTATTGCAGGCGATACTGACTGCGACAAATCTTTTAATGCTTTATCTTACAAAGTAAATAATATTAAAGTTGTAGGCAGTCAACAAGCAACAATTAACAATCCTGCTGGTGGAACGATAGTAGATGCAGAATCAAGAACTGCAATTGCAAGTATAATTACAGCTTTAAAAAATCACGGTTTAATTGCTTAATAAACAATCAAGTCGTCAGCAAAATTATTGCCTAGATTATTTATTTTGCCTACACTAAACGAACCTTGCTCTACAATATCAAGAGTAGTAAATGAACCTTGTAAGCTCTGGCTAAATTGCACTCCTTGTATTAAAAAAGTTCCTTGAATTTTTTTACGATAATCAATAACATCAACAAGAGTGTTCGGTTGCCATAATGTATTGTTGCTAGAATAAAAACCAAGAGTAGTGCAAGTGTATCTTGAGCCCTTGGCTCTTCTAAGTTGTATATTCCACTCGGCAAGGGCTTTTAATGATTTGCTTTCGCTTGCTGTATTTAATGTCAATATTTTTCTTCTAGTTGCTCTAATTTGTGGATCGGTTGCTCTACCTTTTTGTGAAATACCTAGTTTGCTGTGAGTTTTATTGTTGCCTTGTGAATATGCTTCTACAAGATTAAATCTATCTATTGTCGATAATTTTAATCTTGATTTTAGAATGTTTGTATCGGCTGTATAATTATTTATTAGCATATTCTTAACAACATCATCATCTTCTCGAATAATGGTAAGATTGCCGTTTTTATCTATTTTAAGCAATACTTGTAATTTTTTGGCATACTTATCTAAAAAATCAAAAATAGACTGCCCTTGCTCCGTCTTTATCGTTTCGTTTGCTTCTAAATTTAAGATACCAACTTTATTAATTACTTCTATTGAGAAGCCGTTATCTTTTAAAACAAGATTAACCAGTCTTTCAAAATTTCTTTGATTATAAGATTTTTGTATAATGTCTGAATCAATTATATCACAGCCAACATCTCTACCAGATGCTATTTTTGAATCTTCTTCGTCTATATCTAGATCTTCTATAAAGCCAGTAATAATTAAAATTTTATCAATAAAAACCTTTGCTTTTTGTCCCATTTTAATATCGTGTATAACTTCACCTTCCTCGTTAAGTTTTAATGGTGATGTGAATGCAAAAGAAGAAGAGAAGTTTTCCATTGCTGAATTAACGGCAATATCTGTAAAACCTTCATATCTAACTCCATCTACTTCAAGATAAATATTATTACTAAACATTTGTCAAAATCTTTATGTTGCCTTGTATTTGCGAAGTATCGCCAAAATTATTTAACAATCTTATTGTCTCTTTTAATTCTAGCGAACCATATAATTTAAAAATAAGATTGTTTAAGCTAATTGGGTTAATAACATTGTAATTAGCAACATTGGGCAAGCTAATTGCTAATTGTGAAAATATATTAGTAGCTTCAATTTTCATTTGTAGTAAAGCATCTCTTAAATTTTTATCAATAGTATCTGGCAATTGATTAAAACCATTTTCTAAATCGGCAATAACTTGGTTTAATTCTTGTAAATTATTGTATTCTATGTTAACCGAGGCATCATAGGCAGTGGCGAGCACAGCAACATTAACAAAATTATTTAATTGATCTTGATTTGTTTTAATATCTTTTTGAATTTGTGAGTTACCTACAATAGCTTGATCGCTTTCATTAAAGCCGAATAGTTTTTTAGTTGTATTAAATAAATCTTTTGAGTTTTTAAAGGCAACCCCTAGATTATCAAAAGAAGTTCGTAAGTTTGAAGCTAAAACTGACGGAGCCTGCACTAGTTTATTTGCACTATTGACAATTTGGTTTAATGATGTTGTTAAATCGGCGAAGCTATCGCCAGCACCTTGAATTTGTTTAGCAATATTATTTATTTTGTTTGCAGTTCTTTTTAATGTTTTAACTCCTGAATCAAATTTTGCCTTGGCATTTTTTACCGACTGCCAGCCATCATCAAAAGCTTTTTCATTATCGCCAAGAATGTCTGATTTTAATTGTGCTAAAAAACCTTTGGTAGCAGTTATTTTAGTAGGCAAAATATTTTGAGAAGCTACTTCAAAATTTATTGTAAATTTAGTTATACCGAGCTCCTTGATACTCTCGGCGAATGTATAGCCAACAACGACAACTTCTAAATCGCCAAAAGAAGGGTGAACTAATGTGCCAACTCCTGCTTTGTCTAATTCTTTAATTAAGTCATCTCTTTCACTATAACTTACATTATCATCGGTAAAAACATTTAATGTAAATTTTTTTTCAAGACCGCCTAGATCCTCAACATATCTTTCGGTTTTGTTTGGGTATTCGTGAGTTTGTGTTTTTCTACCACCGCTACCACTTGATTCTTGATAAAAGAAAAAAGCATCTCTAAACTGCCCGTCTGGCAATCTTGCTGTGTTAAATATCGTCATTAGAACCCCGCAAAAACTGAATTGACACCAACTGGTAAGAAGTTGTTAGGGCGAGGAGTAAAACCTGCACTAGAACCTTGTGGCAAGCCTTTAATATTAACATCTAATTGACCGCCTGCCGTCAATTGTTGTGGTTTATTAATTTGTGCTGGCTGGTTCATTTTTGGAGCAACCATTTCCGACAATTTATCAAGCCCAATAAAATCTAAAACAATAGAAGTATCGGCTCTAAATTGATTAATCAATCCCATTACCATTTTTAATTTTTCTGCAACATAATCAAAAGCACTTGCAAATGTATTTACAAGAAAATCTTTAATTATTATCAAGTCGTCTTTTAATAAAAGGAAAGTAGCAATTAAACCAGCAACTGCAACACTTATTAAACCTATTGGACTTATAAGAAATAAAAGGGCAACGGCAAATCCTTTAACTGCAAAAACAAGAGAGGCAAAAATAATTACAAGTGGTGGAAGTATAGCAACTAATCCAGCAACAATTAAAATAAACTTTTGTGTTTGAGGGGTTAATTGCTGGAAGTATTGAATACCTTTAATTAAAACACCTAAAAATTGAGTTGCATATGGTAATATTGCAATTCCTAATTGAATAGACAAATCTTTATAGGCAGAGCCTGCAATTCTCATTTGGTTTGCAAAACCAGTTTGAGTTCGCAAAAAATCTCCGTGTGAGTTTGCAGTCATTTTTACAACATAACTATATCGTTGCAAGACTTTTTCTGCCTGAGTTAAATCGCTCATTTTTTTTGCTATACCTTGTATTTTTAAAAACTGATTAAGATTTTCTTCTGTCATAACAACACCAAGTCTTTTTAAGCTCTCCGTTTCACCAGTAAAAATACCAGCAAGGGCAGTTTGCACTTCGCTAATATTTAAGTTTTTAAATGATGCTAAATCACCAGCTAAGCCTACTAAACTTGTTGACAATGTAGATGCTTTTTCTTGTGAAAGTCCCATTGATGTTGACATATCGCCGAATAAAGCCGCCATATCAAGGGCAGTGCCTTTATCAATACCAAAGTTTTTACCTGCTAATAATGAAAATTCTTTCACAGTTTTTGAGGCTTCACCAAATGCAACATCTACCTTGTTTATTGATTCGCTATAATCCGATGCATCTTTTATAAATTTTGTAGCAAATAAACTTATTGGCAAAGTTGCTTTTAAAAACATATCTTTACCAAATTGCATACTTTTAGTGCTAATTTTATCCAATTTATCTTTTAATTTATCAAGAGAGCTAGCCATTGATTGTGCCACTCTTTTTGTTGTAGTTGATACAGCTTCTAGGTTTGCTTGTATTTTCTTTAATTGAGGGGTTATGTTATCAACTAAATCGTATATGTATGAAACTTTAAACATTTTTTTCTAGTTGTTTGTTAATTTTTTCGGCTTCTTTTTGAAGTCTTAATATTTTTGTTATTGGCTGTAATTCGAGCCATTCAAAACTAGCCGAGCCTTTATAAAAATATCCAAGATTACAAATTATTGATTCAATAGAAACCTTGTTGTGAGTAAAGCCCCCTATTTTAAGGTCTTCATCCACGAAACAATAAAAAAAACCTCTAAATATTTAGCCAATAGCTCCTCAAAATCTTCATCGCTAATTTTTTCAATATCAAGAGCAGTAAGAGGTTGTTTTATGTCTTCATCTTTAAAAGCAACATTCAATAGTAAGTTTGCAAACAATTTAAAATAGCTAACAATGTCAAAATTAGGGCTTGCATATAAAATAGCCTTAATAGCCTTGGCATCCAAACCATTTTCATTTTCTATTTGTTCGCTTGCTTGTTGTTTTGATAAAGATTGTGTCATGCCAAAAATAGCTTCTATAAACTTCTTTTTTAGCAACAAGGTTTTATCTTTGTCTTTATAAGATGGTGCCGATAAATAGATTTTATCTAAATCAATAAAAGAATTTTTATCACCATCTTTAAATTGAACTTTGATAGAATTTTGTAAATCAAAAATAATTTTATCTTTCATACTAAATTGCAGGATCGCCTTTAAACATATATTCAACAACTTCTAAATCTTCAATTTGCGGTAATTTTTCCATTACACAGCCTGAAAAATTTTGATTTCTAAACGAAATTGTGTTGTTATCGCCATTATTATAAAAACTTGTAAATAACTCGATATTTTCAGGGGTTGCTCTTACTGGCACACTGATAATACTAATATTAGTCGAAACATCGCTAGTGATTAATTTTGAGCCATTAACTTGACTAAAAACATTTCTTGTAATAGAGCCAGCCTCAATTTTAACTTTACCTTCATAAGCTATCGGTGTTCCGTTTATAACTAAATCACCTTGTTTTAATATTGCCATAAATTTATTTATTCAAATGTTGGAGTAAAATTAACTATAAATTCTCTTACTTGGGTTACGATATTAGCAATCGATTCTGCTGTTATCTTGCCATCAATTAAGGTTATAACTACTGATTGATCTAATGCATCAACAAAAGCTTTTAATTCGCTATCACCAGCTCTTAACAATACATAATTATTATTATTAGTTTTATAACCTGATAATGCACCATAATATTTTTTCATAAGGTTAATAAAACCTTCTTTATTTATCATAGCCCGCCCAGCTATTAATTCGCCAGTTGTCAATCGTCTTCCAATTAAATCAGCTTTTAAATTGTTAAATACATATTCTCTAATAATAGTCAATGTATCAAAATAATTGACATATTTAAAAGTTTTATCTACTTGACCTTGTGCATCAGTTTTATAAGTAGTCATTGCTTCGTTAATAATGATGCTTGTATTAGAAGGGTTGTTTCTTAATAGAGTTAAACCGCTATTTGCAAGCTCATCAGCTTCAACATCGCTAAAATCATTGCCACTTTCGATAATAGGTAAGCTATAAACAGGAGTTCCAGCATAAGGAACTCCACCATAATAATTGCCACCTACTGTTTCGCCGTTAGTTGCGAAACTTGAAACATTCGCACCAACTGACAATCTTAATTCTCTAATACCAGCGAAGATTGATGCAATTACAAGTGGGTTTTCAATAATAGCTCCACCTTTTAATTTTGTTGCAGAGATTAGTTTATTAGCAATACCACAAAGTGTTTTTTGATTTAATCCATCTGCAAAAGTGTTTAGATTAGCATAAGTATCTAACTTACAAAATACACCAAGTCCATCAAGAATTTTATTATCTACATTAAATCTTGCTTCGGTAAATGTTGATAATGTAGAAGTGCCCCACTCGGCAGGATAAACAATAGTTGTAAATCTCTTATCTACAATTGGATCAAATAATGAAGTTAAAACAGGGTTTGTTGCACCACTTGACATTGCAGTTATTGTTGTAGTTATTCCAGCAACAGAGCCATCAATAGCAAGAGAGATTGTGTTACCTTGTGTGCCATCATTTACGGCAGTTAACGCAACTGAACCAGTAGTATTTACAGCTGTTACAGGCGAATAAGTATTAGCAGTAATTGCAGTCTCTAATTTACCACCAATTACGGTTGCAGTATCACCAACAGCAACAGCAATTTCGTATTTACCATTAATTTTTGAATCAATGTAAATAGTTAATGTGCCTACTTCGGTAGAAGTGCCTGAAAAAGCAATTGAGCCAGTTGCCGCAACACCAGAAGCATTATCGGTTAAACCAATTGCAGAAACTTTTGGTTTAATTTTAGAAACCGATAAAGTATCAATTAAAGATCTTCCAGCTTTTGCAATTTGTGATTTTGCACCGAATAAATCATTAAATTCTTTTTTGCTTAAAATACCTTCTTTAAGCTCACCGCTAGAAGCAGTGCCACTTATCATACAACCCACTAAAAGAATTGAGCGGTCGCCTGCATCTTTTGCGGTTAATGCTGATCTAATATTAGATGTTCCTTTTGGAAATGATTGTCCCATTATTTACCTTTTTTTTGAGTTGATATAACTTGATTAATAACCTCAATGCAGTTATCAATAGCAGAATCTTTTAATCTATTTCGCCAAAATAAATCTGTTGGCACTCCGTTTTCATCATTAATTTCAATGATGGCATCTTTTGGTAATTGACCTTGCGGAGTTCTTAAATTTTGGTTTAATTTTATTTGCATAACAAAATAATTTTTAATATAGTTATATTGTTTATTTTTGTTAATTTTTTGCAAGGCAATAAACTATGATTTTATCTAGTATTTAAATCATAATCTAAACCTTGCTCTATAAATAAACCTTCGACCCTTTGTAGTGGAACTCCCAAATCATAATCGGTAGTATCGCCAACTTGAATAAACCCTTGCACTACAAAATCAAATCTATGTGTATAAGTAGCGGTTATATAATCATCAGCTTCATCGCCTACATACTGACAAGGTTGCATCTCTTCATCAGTTAAATCACTTTCAAAAATATAATTAGCTAGTGCTTTTAATATTGGTTTTAAATAACCTTTGGCATTATCGGCAATATCGCCACCAAGAATTGATGTTGTTGCTGGTATAACTACATAAATACTAAAACTTTGCTGTGCAGAGTTCCAGTAGTCTTCATTTGTTCTTTTTGCAGTTGACGAGTCACCCACGACAGTATCATTTCTATAAGCTTGGTTTTGCCCCATAACAACATAAAGCCAAGTTTGTAAAACTCCGCCCAATCCTGCTGTATAAAACTCTTGTATTCTTTGCGGTGTTGCAGAATGTGCTATTCTAGTTGCTGTGCTTACTTTTATTGTGCCTTGTGCTGGTGATTGCATTGCACCAGTTGTTGTATAGCTAAACGAAGTATCTGTTATTTTAGTTATTTGTTTATAGCCATTATATCCGTCGTAATCGTCAAGCAATAGATAACCACCATTGACATTGGCAGGGTTGCCACTTACTTTAAATGTAAAAATTAATTTACTTGGCACACTTACAAGCTCCCAAGTTCCATTAAATCCAACTGCTCCTGATATTTCAATGTTAATTGGCAAAATCTGTGGAGCGAATAAAGATGGATCGCTTAATTTGTGATCTGTCAATGCTGTTGCTGTGGCAATACCATTGGAAAAAGTTATTGTGCTTAATGCAATAGGTTCTTTTGCACCTTTTATAGTTACATAATCACCAGTTAGTAAATTGTGATTAGTTGCCGTCGTGCAAGTTATTATCGAACCTGCCCTTGTTAATGATGAGGCATTAATAATACTTGAAAAATCATTGGTATATTTTGGCAAAATATTTTTTAACCTGTTAACAACTTGAATACCTTTCATTTTTTGCCCCCTAGCACTTGTTTTAATTTAATATCAATATTTCTTTTAATCTTATCTTTATTTTTCATAACAGTTCTTTTAAACGGCTCTCTTGCTTCTATTTTTGATGTTCCCTCTTCTAAAAATTTTGCATACTCTGGTGCATTTTCGTTTGCCCCAAACTCTAATTCTCTATTGCCTCGAACAGCAAAATCAACTGACTTTCTAAATTTACCAGTTATTACAGCTGGTGTTTCGTTTGGTGCCGAGGCTGTGTGTAGTTTAGGTTTTTTTAATTTACTGCCACCAATTCCTTTATATACCTTATAGCCTTTGCCACTTTTAGGGGCTTTCATATCTTTATTTAGATCTGCAACCAATTCTTTACCTGATATATAGAAACCTTGGCGAATTGCTTTTGTTAATTCGACTGGCATTTCGTAAAGAAACTTTAATGTTTTTTGATTTTGTGAACCTTCTTTTACTTTTATCATCTTTTATTAGCATTGATTGTTTTATCGCCTTTTTCAATACTTCTTAATCTAATAATTTTATCGTCAATATCAATATTATCGGTATTTACAATTTTATAATAAATATTTTGATACTCAATCCATAATTGCTTATCTAATGGTATTGATGAGTTGTAGCGAACATAAAAATCAGTGTTAATCCCTTTTTCAATATTAACTCCATCTATAAACTCTTTTGCTGTGTTTGTTTTTACCATCGCCCAAACTGTTGCTATTGTTGTAAAGCCAACTGTTGCCGAACTATTAGGGGCATTGTTTGGAATAATTGCAGTAGTTAGAATTTTAATTCTTTTATCAAAATCACTAGTGCAAATCTTTTTTACATTTTTCTTTATTGATTGGCATTTCATAAAAAGAATTTTTGTGGTATAATGTAAGGGTAAAATAAAGACTTAAAAAGAGAGTTGTTTTCAATTACACAATCACCTGAGTTTTCGTAAAGATAAGCACAAACACTTAAACAAGCTTGCTTGATAGCTTCTGGTCTGTTAGGGTAATCGGCTTTAAATGTAATTATAACTGCTTGCTTACGATCGTAAGTATTTGGGAATTGTTTATCTTTTTTTATATAAATATATGAGTAATACTGGTCGTCAGTAAAATAATAATCATTAGAGTTTAATGTTTGTAGTGTGTTATCTATATCGTAATATTGTATTGATGTGATTGATTTTAGTTTGCTTTTTTTCACTTCTATTCCGTTGCATTGTGGGAATTTATCAAGATATAACTTAAATTCTTTTTCGACAAATTCTCTGCCAGTTATATTCTCGCCAATTTGCCTAGATACTTTGATAAATGGTGTCAAAATATTATCAAAATCAGTGCCATCAATTCGCAAAAATGTTTTTATTTCGGCAAGTGTTAAAACTTCGGTTGTGGCATCTGTTAATAATACTATGGATTGCATATAATTTTTATTATTCTTTGACCCGCTTCGGCAGAACTTGAAACTAAACGAATATAATTAAAAGGGTTATCGTAATTACTTTCAACTTCAATAAATTTGCTAGGTGCTACTTTGATTTCTTTTGCAGTTCCTGAGCTTGAGCCATATAATTGATAAAAATTAGTGCCATCAAGTGAACCTTCGACAAACAATTTAACACCAGTAAAAGCACTGGGGATTAATACACCAATTAAATGAGTTCCACCAAGTTCGTAAGCAGTGGAGGTTGTGCCACCATTTGGTATTACTAATTCTACAAATTCTCTTGTGTTTTGAAAATTACTCGGCATTTTTATTTACTTTTTTTGTTTTAAATTGTTTATTTTCTAAATTGTCTATTGCTTTATTTTCTAGTTCCTCAATAGTTTCTTCTGTATCTTCTAAATTGTCTATTGCTTTTTCACCCCAACCCTCTTTTAAAAATACTTCGGCTAATTCGTCGTAAATATCATAAATCTCACCTTGTAAATACTCAAAACATTCGGTGCCAGTTTGATTTTTTGAGGCTGTGGTAGTTTTTAAAACTTTAATTTCCATATAAAAAAATTTAATTGATAAAAAGAGGGGCTTTTACACCCCTCTTTTTAATTTATGCAACTGGTGCAGATTTTGGATGTCCAAGAATAACAGAAATACCAGCAGTTAAGCCAGTTGTTACACTTGTTGAAACTAAAGATACTTTAACATATCTTTTTTTTCCAATATAACCAAATCTTGCACGAGATTGAGCGGTTAAAAGAGCGGCGTCAGCCTCTAATCCAATCAAATCTTCATCGGCAACAGATCCATTATAAGAGCCTGAAACATCACTTTCTTGAAGAAGTGGGGTTACAGTTCCGTCGGTTCTTGCACCAGTAATAACTTCAATAGTTACTGATTCATAACCTTGTGTATCAACCTCAACACCAGCAGTTGTGGTGTTGCTTGTAATTGCTGCGATATTAAGACCATTTACAATCTTAATATCATTTTTTAGGTCTCTACTAGCCATAAAATATTCTCCTTTTTAAATTAATTATTATGCTGAAACTTTAAGCTTTCTCAAGCCTTCAGTTAAAACAACCTGTCCGCCAGTTCTTTTATAAACAATAAATCTTCTTTTGCCTATAATTGCCTGAGTGTATGGATCTTCAATCAATTCAAAATTGACATTATCTACAATGTAATAACATTTACGATAATCGCCAAGAATAATTGGGAAAGTTCCAGCTCCTACATTCGGCATATCATTAGCCAAAACATAAGGAACACCAGCGATAGTGTTTGGCATATCACGGCTACCAAGGCTAGGAACGAATAAATATTGACCGTATGTATCTTTTAATGTTCTAACATGAGAATTAAGAGTTTTGCGGTTTAACATCCAAGTTAAATTATAGCCTGTTGGGATTTCGCCTTGTATTGCATAAAGAGAATCACCAGTTAAAGCCGTTGCACTTCCCGTGTTAGTTTCGCCAATTCCTGAAGCCGATAATAATCCCAATGGTTTATTAACACCGTTTCCGCTAATAAAAGCTGCACCTTCTAGTCTTGCCATATCTTCGGCAATATCACTAGTGATTTCATTTCTCATATTGAAAGCAGAATCATTCAATAATTCAAAAGAAATATCAGTATAAACCATCAATTTTTCAGCTTTGATAGCGTCTTTTCCGTAAGTTGAATTAGATTGAGTTGAAGTTTGAGCTTCTCCTACCCATCCACCAGCAACTAAACCAGTTCTTTTTGGAAAACTAATTTCTCCTCCTTTACTGTCACCAATGGTAATAACTCTAGCAACCGAACGAACTGGTGAAACCTCGGTAATTTTTTTAATGATTTCATTTGCATATTCGGCAGGAGCTAAATAACCGCCGTCAGTATTATCGCCTTGGCGAAGAAATTTAACTTCAGGATTGACTGACATTTTTACAGCACCTTTAATTAAAAGCTCTTCAAAAGATTTTAACTCTTGAGTTTTGGCTTGTTTTTGATCTCCACCTAAACCTCTTTTAAGATCGGCTTCAATTGAATTAAGTCTATTTTCTAATTCTTCGGCTCTGTTAGCTTTTTCTTGAATTTCTTTAAATTTAGCTTGATTTTTTGCTTCTTGCACATCAAGTAAAGAGTTGATTTTGGCTTCTTGCTCAGGAGATAATTTTCTAGTTTCATCTCTTAGTGCATTTAAAGCCTCTATGTGTTTTTGTTCAAAATCTGACATATTGTTTTATTTTAAATTTTTAATGAAATTGTTTAAATCTGTGATGATTTTTTGTTTTACATCAGCATCTCGCTGATTATCTTGGCTAGCATCTCGCTGGCTTGAGAATTCTTTTATTTTACTTATTAGTGTTTTAGCTTCGTTGTTTGAGAAGCCGTTAGCTTTAAGTGTTTGCTCTATGTCTCTTTCGGTATCAAAACATTTAATAAGAGGGCTAACAATTGAATCGTCGCTAAACTCGTCAGCCATTCTTTTATATAATTGGTTTATAACTGGTTTAATGCGGTTTTTATCAGTATCAGTTATATCAACACCGCCTCTTGCGCCGTTTAGTATGCCAGCAATTGCAAAAATAGCTCTTGGTATAATATGAGGCTCACCATTAATAATATCGGCAAACAATAATTTATATGATCCAAACAAATCTGCATTCTGTCCATCATAATACATAAAATATTTACGATAATCTTGACTTGGTGCTTCGATTGAGTTTGTATATTCTCTAATTCTTTGCTCTGCTTGTGTGCCGTCCCAACTTCTATCTCTTGGTGCTAGTGGTAGCTTAGCAGTGCCAGCAAATGATTTAAAACCACTTACTAGGGCTTGTGAGTTCATTGCTTTTGTTACTAATGATACCTCAAACAAATCAATTTCTTTTAACAATCTAATGCCATCTTTTGCCATATCATAATTTTTAGTAAAAAAACCGATTGACATTTCTTTTATAGATCCAACTCTCATTTGTGGAATAATCCGCCCAGAAACCAAGGTGTCATCTTTTGGTAAATTACCTTTAATAAACAATCCCTTATCATCCTCATATAATTGCACCGATACTCCAATAACTTCGCTCATTTGGTGTTGCCATAAAATAGGCACTTGTGAATTTTTAGCTAACGAATTAGAAAAAGCACCACGGATAACGACATCATCGCCGTGATCTATGTTATTAAAAGTTGATGCATAACCTTCAAAAGTAAAAATATTATTTTCTTCGGCAGTCGCCTTTACTTCAAACGGAAATGATTTTATTTCTTTTTCTATTTTCACAATTTAAAAATGTTAATTTGTATTGACAATAATTTGTATATCTTTAAATTTATATTGTTTTATATTTAAAAATCATTACAAAAAACTATGAATATCAATATTAATATTAAATTTAACGGCTCTTATTTATTTTTTAGATGGGTTTTGCAACACTATAAAAAGCAATTACCTTATAATGGCGAGGTTAAGCAGTTTGCTATTGAAAACAATTACTGCCCTAAGATATGCGACCAGTGGAGGAATTATGGAGTTGGTTATAGAGTTTGGAATTTACTATATAAAGACTTGATTATTAGTTTTTTGATGGGTAAAATAGATAATCCAAATATTTATGAGCTTGAAAAAAAATTTTTAGGCTTAAAACAAAAAAAATAATTTACTTATCTTTGTATCTTTCCCAAATATTAGTAGACCAAGTCCTGCCTGCATCACCTCCCCATAAATCCCAAGCAATCCGCCAAGTTGTAGGTTCGCCATCTCTAAACTCGTAATGAGTTGAGCGATAATTTCCGTGCCTAGAAAAAAAAGAATACATTCTTTTAACTGTCGATAGTGTTAAATTCTCTCTATTTTTTAATTGATTAGCTCTTTTAACTCCAACAGCTGTTCCACCCCTGCCATATTTTCGCCTCCATTCTAAGGCTCTCGCTCCTGCTGTTGCCATCGCTTCGGTAGGCTTGAAAGTTTCGGTTGCTTTTGCTTCAAACGATTTTTTACCAAACTTATTAGAATAATCGGCAATACAACGACAGCCAATTGACTCCTCGGCTGGCAAGTTAGGATCTCTTGGGAATTTTGCACTACTACCGCCAACTAAAAAATTATCATTAACATTGACCTGTTGAAAATCAGCTTGTGCATGTGTTATTCTAGTTCTTTTATCAAGCAAAGCCACCCAAGTTTTAAGCACTTCAATTGGCTTGCCGTCAATTTCTAATTGTGTATCGTCTATAAGCTCACCCTCTTCTTGCCTAGTCCAGCTTTCGGTTAAACCAACAACTTGTGAGGCGATTAATTGAGTTCTTGCTTCGCTTTTATCAAGTAAGTTTATTTTAATATTTCTTGCAATAATAATCCACTCAGGCAAAGCCTTTTGATTGTTAAACTTAATTTCTTCTTGTGATATTGCTAACAATATTTCTTTTGCATTTGTTTCGGTTATATATTTTGCTTGTCTTTCACTTTCATTAGCGGTAAAAAATGTAGCGGACTCTTGAAACTGTGTATTGACTTCTTTTAATTTTTCTTTTACTTTTGGATCTGTAATCTCTTTTGTTTCAAAATCAATGCCAAAGTTTAAGCCTTTTTGTTGTAAATCTTCTCGCAAGGTAAAGCCAAACTCTTTTATTGTTTTTCTCATTACATCCCTGACCTCTTTTAAAAACTCTGGGTAATAATTATTTGCCAACTCACTAGAATTTATATTGCCATTTTTACGGTAAATACTTTCGGCATCATTTGCCATATTTTTAAATATAGCCTTGATTTTAGGTATAGAATTAGCTTCTAGCTTTCTTTTGCGAACATCAATTTCCATAATATTCTTTTGCTTTTAATTCTATATACTCATCACTATAAAATCTACCACCATCTTGTTTTTGTTGAGATTTCATTATTTTTATAAACTCGCTTTTTGCCATAGGCTCGTCTCTATTGTCTTCAGTGTTTATGTCTTCGCCTACTGGCACTAGATTAGCTGGCTTGTATATGGCATCACCACCGCTTATTGCTTCATAACCAATCATTGCTCTAATTTCGTTATCACTTAATACACCAGTTTGGCTGGCTATCTTTGCATTTTCAAACTTTCTTGTTTCAAGAGCCTCAATTGCCGATTCATCAAAAGAATATTCTAGCTCTTCGGTTCCAGCATATCTTGTAAGTAATTTTGCAGATAAAAATTTTAATAATCTTTTAAGGACTGGTATTACAGCATTATCATAATAAGCATATTTAGAAGCATCCATATTAGAAAATGTCATACTCTCGGAGCTAATCATTGGCAACGGTATTTTTAAAGCATTATAAATCGCCTCCATTACCGATTGTTTGAGTTTTGGAAAGTCCATATCTTTTATTGATAACGATAATTGCTTCCAGTCAAAATCACCGCCTAAAAAAGCCATTTCACCAGCATTTCGTGAGCCCGATAATTTTTCTTTCATTAAATCTTTTATTCTATCAATCTGCTCAGGTTGTAATTCGTTTGTGCCTTTATGGGTTAATATTCCGCTTGGTCTAGCTCCATTTTTAATTAAAGAATAGTTGTGAATTGATGCAGTTACAAATTGTGCTATTTCTAATTGACAGCCAACAAAAGCACTGCAACCAACTAAATTTGTTGATGAGAATTTAGGGTTAAAACTTCGCAAGTGTATTAGTTCATTTCGCTTTGTGTCAATAAACCTTTTTTTTGCATCTCTTGTGTATGTTGTAGAGTTAACAGCAGTTGACACTGTATATTCGCCCATATAACCATCATTACCAGCTAAAATTGTTATATCTGTTGGTTTTATAGTGTTTATCTCAATTGGCTGTGTTTCGCCTATTATGTTAATATAAGCATTGCCAGTTAGTAAATAATAACTTGCAATCTCTTTAATAAATAATTGGGGGTCAGTAAAGGGGTTAGGGTTTTTAAGAATATCAAGGGCTTTATGTTTGTAAATTAAGTCGCCAGTTTTTTTATTCTTTAAAACAATATCAATTGAGCTTATCGAATCAGTTATTAGATTGGTTGCGGTAAATACAGGGCAAGCATCATAAAAATAATTAATAAAGGCACTAGCACTATTATTGGAACTATATTCTTGATTAAGAAAGTTAAATGCAAACCAGTCTTGCATTCGATAGCTTTTTTTCTCTTGTTTTTTTTTAAAGAATAACATTTTGATAAAATATTTTTTTAAATAAAAATTAGTTTTTTTTTATAAAAAGTCATTAAAAAAAACTATGATTAAAAGGCATAAAACTCTTTTTTAACAAATAATGCAATTTTACAAGCATCAATTAAAGTGTCAACAAAATCATCGTTGGCAGATTGATTAAATGATAACAACTCTTCGATTATATCGTTAAAATTTTCTATGCAATTATTTAAAATAACATTAGGATCGCTAGAATTTAAGCAAGGTATTATATTATTAGCTCGCATAACTTTATCACCATCTCTTGGCAGTGTTTGTTTAATCATTGCCTCGCTAGGCACTGGCAAACCATCCTTTCTATATTGTTGCAATAAGTAAGTTCCGTGTGCTTTATCTTCAATCCATATATAACGGAAGCCATATTGTATTTTTGGCATAATCCAAGGTCTTATCCAACTATCAATCTCTACCGAATTTATTTTTTTTCTTTTAACATCTATTAGATACAATTTTTTATTTAGAACTCCCCAGTAGCTAAAACAAGTAAAATCATTATGTTGTTTGTCTTTATAAGCCAAGTCGGCAGTTATAAAAGTGTAATCATATTTAGATGGCAAGTTATTGGTAAATATGAAACAATCTCTTTTAAATAGGGCACCGCTTGACAAAATAGGGCTTTGTTGGTATTGTGATAAAAACATAAACTCATTTTTTTGCAACTCTTGAAGGCGGTCTTGTGTATATTGCGAAGGTAATTGACACACTCCATCTACTACAAGGGGCATTTTAAGTAGCTCGAATTTATATTTATCTAATAAAAAGCCTGACATGTCTTCAAGATGCAATCTTTGTTGTATATTAATAATAGGCACTTCGCTATCATTAAGCCTACTTAATAAAGTCTCTTCAAAATAT